AGCGCCACGATATTGCGTTGCGTAAGAAAGAGGATTTTAGAGACCTATACGATGAGGCATATGAGTTCGCTCTGCCACAGCGTAATCTCTATGACGGGTATTATGATGGTAAGGTTGGCGGTGCTAAGAAGATGAATCGTGTGTTTGATGCAACCGCTATTAATTCGACTCAGCGCTTTGCCAACCGCCTACAATCAGGAATATTCCCACCACAGCGTAAATGGTGCAGATTAGAAACTGGCCCAGATATTCCAGAAGACCGCAAGGCAGAAGCCTCAGCAGCGCTTGATATTTATGCAGACAAGATGTTTGCAACTCTCAAGCAGTCTAACTTTGACATTGCGATGGGCGAGTTCTTGCTTGACCTAGCAGTTGGTACAGCGGTAATGATGGTTCAGCCTGGCGATGACACATCTCCAATTAACTTCATTCCTGTGCCACAGTTCTTAGTTGCCTTTGAAGAGGGCGCTAATGGTCAGGTAGACAATGTATACAGACGTATGCGTATTAAGGGCGAGGCAATCATTCAGCAATGGAGAGATGCCGAAATTCCATCTGATCTACAAACCAAGATAGACAACAAGCCAACAGAAGACTTTGAGTTGATTGAGGCTACAGTATTTGATCCAAAGCGTGGTGATTTTTGCTATCACGTTATCCACAAAGAATCTAAGCAAGAGCTGGTCTATCGCAGATTAAAGACTAGCCCTTGGGTAGTCAGTCGCTATATGAAGGTGGCCGGTGAGATATATGGCAGAGGCCCATTGATTACTGCGTTGCCTGATATCAAGACATTGAACAAAACACTAGAGCTAGTATTGAAGAATGCATCTTTGGCTATATCTGGTGTGTATACAGCTGCTGACGATGGAGTTCTTAACCCAGCAACTGTCAAGATTATCCCAGGAGCAATCATCCCTGTAGCCAGAAACGGAGGCCCACAGGGCGAGTCACTAAAGCCATTGCCACGAGCTGGTGACTTTAATGTGGCTCAGATTATCATGGGAGACCTACGAGGGAACATCAAGCGCATACTGCTAGACGAGAGTTTGCCTCCCGATAATATGTCTGCTCGCTCCGCAACAGAGGTTGTAGAACGCATGAAGGAGTTGAGTCAGAACCTAGGATCTGCATTTGGCCGATTAATTAATGAGACCATGATTCCTCTTGTTGCAAAAATATTGCAAGTGATGGATGACCGAGGCATTATTGATATGCCTTTGCGTGTTAATGGATTAGAGGTTAAGGTAGCTCCAGTTGCTCCATTGGCCATGGCTCAGAACATGGAAGACGTAACCAATGTTATGCAGTTCGTACAGATGGCTCAAGGCTTTGGCCCAGAGGGTCAGGCAACTCCAAAGCTCGGAGAGATTACAGACTACATTGCAGACAAGTTGGGCATCCCAAGCAAATTGCGTTTTGACTCCGCTGAGAGGCAATATAATTTGCAACAGGCAGCACAGATGGCAGCTCAGGCCGCACAGCAAAATCCAGAGATTGGAGCTGGCGGTGAGACCGATAAGAAGATTTTAGATATGCTTGGTGTAAACAAACTATCAGAGGTTCTACCAAATGCGTGATGATGTAGCACGAGCGCTTGCCGCTAGAGCATTAGAGGTTGCCCAAAAGACCAAAAGCCAGCAAGGCCCTAAAGGCGAAAAGGGTGATGCTGGGCAAATTATTGTTCAGCCAAACAAGGGTGACAAAGGCGATACTGGCCCGATGGGGTTACAAGGTATCCCCGGCAAATCCATTACTGGCCCTAAAGGCGACAAAGGCGATAAAGGTGATCCCGGTCAAAAGGGTGACAAGGGTGACAAAGGAGAGTCTGGAGCTAAGGGCGATACTGGAGAGCGTGGAGAACGTGGCTTTCAAGGTCTAAAAGGATTAGATGGCTCTAAGGGCGATATTGGCCCAATGCCCAAGCATGAGAAAAAAGGTTTAATGATCCGCTTTGAGAAGGAACCTGGTACTTGGGGCGAGTGGATCATTATGCCAACTAGCGGTGGTGGTGGCGGTGGGCGCGATGACAAACTAACAGATCGCCAAGCAGAGTTGGTTGCCTTAGCCGAGTTTTATAAGACTCGTGGATCTAATGCAAACAAATATATTAAAACTGATGGAACAACTTTAACTTGGGATACGCTAGATGGATCAGATATTAATTTATCAAGCCCACCAGCTATTGGAGGAACAGCTCCAAACACAGGATCATTTGCAACTTTAAATTCAACTAGTGGTGCGCTTAATGGAACTATAGGTGCTACTACCCCATCATCTGTAAACGCTACTACGATTACAGGACAGACAGGAGTGTTAAGGGGTACTGGGCAGAATTTAGTATTACAAAGTCAAGATGCTGTTTCATGGACTCCAAATCAAGCAACAGTTACAGCAAACAGCACAACTGCACCTGATGGAACAACAACTGCCGATACATTAACAGAAGATACAACAACAAACTTTCATCGAATTCAACCTGCATCAATTAATATTGTAAGTGGGTTGCAATACACATTTAGCGTTTTTGTAAAAAACGGAGATAGAAATTTTACGCAGTTATTTTTTCCAGCTCAATTTTCTACAGCAGATTTTGCAAACTTTAATATTTCAACAGGTGCTTTAGGAACTGTTGGTGGCGGTGCTACCGCAACTATTACATCTTTTGGGAATGGATGGTACAGGTGTTCAGTAACATCTACAGCTACATCAAGTGGCACAGGTTCTTTATCTATTGGTTTAATTACATCATCTACAGCAGCAAGAGCAGAGTCTTATCTTGGCACAAGTAAATTTGTATTTCTTTGGGGCGCACAGTTTGAACTCGGTTCTGTAGCCAACACCTACATCCCCACAACTACTACAGCAGTCTACGGAACTCCTACCCTATCCTTTAGTGGAGTATCTACTATTGGACTAGAGTCTAATGGTGCTTTATTTGTACAACCAGCAGGAACAGGCGCATTACAAGCACAAGCTACTACATCTACTACAGCAGGTGGTAATGCTAGGGGTACTAATGCTGTTGATTGGCAGACATTAAGAAATGCAGCTTCTCAAGTAGCTTCTGCGACACTTGCTGTTGTAAGTGGTGGAACTCAAAATACAGCAGGAGCGTTTAACTCTACTGTAGTAGCTGGGGCAAACAATCTAGCACAAGGAAACTATAACTTTATTGGTGGCGGTCAAAGTAATACAGCCAATGGTAGCTTTTTGCAGACCTATTCTACAATTGTTGGTGGCAGGTCAAATACTGCAAACGGATACCATAACTTTATTGGTGCTGGTTTTACCAACTCAGGCACAAGCATTACTGCGGTAACTACGCAGTCAGGCACAATGAACGGCACTACGGCTGTAACTTTGTCAGGCTCTAACGCTAACATTCGTGTAGGTCAGTTTATTACTGGCACTAGCATTGCCGACCAAACCTATGTAGCCGCAATTTCAGGAACAAGCCTTACCCTTTCCCAAGCCGCTTCAGGTTCATCTACAAGCACTCTATCTTTCTTTACTCCTCATGGAGTAGTAGTAGGCGGTGGTAATAACCAAGCTACAGGTAGTTATTCATTTATCGGTGGCGGAGGTGATGCTGGTACTGCTGGAAATCGAAATACTGCATCAGCAGATTGGGGAACTGTTGTAGGTGGTCGTGCAAACCTTGCTTCCGCAGTGTCTGCTTTTGTTGGCGGTGGTGGTACAGATGGAACAAGTACTGGGGGAAATACTGCAAGTGGTATAGGTTCATCCGTATTAGGTGGATTTTCAAACCAAGCAAGTGGTCAATGGGCAAGCGTATCTGGCGGTTTACAAAACTTAGCCAATGGTTTTGCCAGCATTGTTGTAAATGGAAGATATGGGTCAACAAGAGGAATTGTTGGTAATGTATCATTTCCAGCATCTAATGTACCTATTGCACAGTCAGGTGGAGCAAGTCAATCTGCTTTATTAGTTCTTGGCAGACAAACAACTGATGCTACAGCCACAGCACTTACAAGCGATACATCAGCCGCAGGAACAACAAACCAAGTAATACTACCTAACAACTCTGCTTACTTCTTTACTGGAGAAATTATCTCAGGGGTTACTGGCGGTGGAGATACTAAAGGCTGGACTATTGAGGGTGTAATTAAACGAGGGGCTAACGCAGCAGCCACTACTCTTGTTGGGGTTACAGTAATGTCCTCTTACGCTGATTTAGGTGCGGCTACTTGGACTATTGGAGTAACAGCCGACACGACCAATGGTGGTTTAAGAGTTACCTTTACTGGACAAGCAAGTACGACTATTCGTACTGTTTGCCAAATCCGTACAACCGAAATGACTTACTAATGCGTAAAGTAAAATATCCATTCTCAAAGGATGTAGACTGGCTAAATGAGCATTACATAGTCAAGAATATGTCTATTCAGAAAATAGCCGATGCCGAAAAAGTGCCATACCATGTTATTAGAAATGCTTTATTAAAAGCTGGTATAGCAATGAAACCCCAAAAGATTTATGGTCATGTGAATCACCCTAACAGAAAAGGCGAAAACCACCCAAATTGGAAAGGCGGAAATCCAAAATGTTTAAATTGCTCAAAACAACTTAATTTTGGAAGAACAAGATGTTGGGATTGTTACAGAAAATCTATAGGAATTGATATTGAAAATTATGTAGTACCAAGACCAAGTCAAGCGGATAGATTTACCACAGAATACAAAAAATGGAGAACAGCTTTATTTAAGCATTATGAATATAAATGCTACATTTGCAAAAAACACGACAGAAAACTAATTGCTCACCATTTAAATTCTTATTCAACACATCCAGAAGAAAGACTGGATTCTGATAACGGAATTGTACTATGCAGTAAACATCATTCATATTTCCACAAGAATTATGGATTTCATCAAAACACGAAAGAACAGTTTTACGACTATCTTTCAAATTTAGCAGAAATTATTTAAAGGAGAATTATTTTGGCACTCAAGCTCGCTGTTCAGACACAATTTGGCGTACCAGCCCCACAAGCCTACGCTAGAATCACTAACTTCTTTGGCACTAAAGACCAAATCCAAGTCCAAGTCGCTATTCATTATGACGAGTCGGCAAGGCATGGCAATATGGCTACAGTCAAAGAAAACGCACACTATATCAATATGGAAGATTTAAAGGGTGACTTAATCCCTGCAATCTACGAGGTTCTAAAGACTTATAGTGATTACGAAGGCGCAGAGGATTGCTAATGAATGACGGCTGGGAAGGGTTAGAAAACGTAGCCACAGACGTTAGAGATTCTCAACAAGCAACTGAGGATTTAAATAAATTATGCCTCCGAGTTTTTGGCTCAGAGGATGGAGAAAAACTAATGAAGTGGCTTAGGTCAGCTTTGTTAGAGCAGCCAGTTGCCTTGCCTGGCTCTGACCCAAGCTATGCGTTCTATCGAGAAGGGCAGAACTCTGTAGTGCGGGATCTTGAAGCAAGGATCTTAAAAGCAAGGAAAATGTAATGGAAACGACTGAAGCAGTCCAACCCGCAGAAACAGAAGGCGGCCTATTGGATTCAGTTAGCGCTGAAGACAGTCAAGCCGTATCACAAAACCCAGAATCAACCGCAATAGCTCATTTATCTGAACCAGAGGATGACACCCCATTAGACAGGCCAGATTGGTGGCCTGAGAACTTTTGGAAGAAAGACGATTCAGCCCCCGATCTTGAGGGCATAGCAAAGTCTTGGATGGATCTTAGGAAACAGATATCGCAAGGCAAACACAAAGCCCCGACTGATGGTAAGTATGACACCTCAGCATTTGGCTCTTTGCCAGAGACAGATCCTGTACGCTCCCATGTATTAGATTGGGCAAAGGAGCATGGGATATCGCAGTTGGCTTTAGATAACCTTGTTGGTAAGGTTGTCGGCATGGGCGCTGAGAAGGTAGAAAATGTAACCAGGTCTTTAGCAGAAGAGAAGGCAGCTCTTGGTCCTAATGCAGATGTCATTATTAAAGGCATGACTGATTGGGCTAGGGGTCTTGTAAACAAAGGAATTTG